GTTATCCTGAAAGTCGTCAGCCGAAAACCCTATTAAGAAAACTTAGGGTCTCCGGTCTTCAAATCTAAACGATTTTGGAGACTATGGGATTCTCATCCCCCGGGAGACTAGTTAAAATTATTAGGTGACGGAACACTTCAATACTCAGGACCACTCATAAAGAATGGTGTAGTTATATCTCGTAGAGTATTATTACTCAAACGATCATATAATTGTTGAGACTTTTTAGTAGGCTGTTTATACAGATACTCTAAATTCTCAACTTCCTGAAGAAGTTCATAAGCCTTGCTTAGAATGACGTTATTCGTTTTTGCATGATAAGTTAGAAGTTTTTCTACCTTATCTTCCAATTCGAAAGGGTCAGTTAAAGCACTAGATCGATTGTCAACTAAAGCGTCTAAGAGTCATCCTTCTATTGAAGGTAATAACTCTTGGTCTTCTTTGTTTTTCAAATGACCTAGGTCAATAGCCCATTCTCGGACACTTTCCTCATATTTTAAGGAAAGTAGACGAGAACGGTAAAGAGCTCTTTGGAGAACCCCAGCAACTATAAGTTGCTCAGATTCTTCAAATCACTCTTCACGACCCTCCATTCTAGGCAAAGTCACTTCTGACTCACCTTTGGTGATCAGGTCACGTGCCATAGTCAATAATGTCCGAGTTGGAACCTGAAAATTTTCAGTTTCCATGTCTCACAAACACCCTTTTGAAGGGTTTACGAGACTGGACATTAGAATTTTATGCTCTATGTTTTTACATAGACCTAAAAGACTAAAGGCAGATGCCGATAAGGAGAAATCCTTATAACTAAACTTTGTGTTGAATTTATTCAACACAATTGTAATAGTCTCAAGATTATTCAAGTACCCAAGCTTAATTCAAGAGTAAACAGAGTTTACTCGAGAAGACAAGCTAGTACAGGAATTAATCTGGGATCCGGTAATACCGGAGACCAGACTACCTCCACTGAAAGTCCGTTTAGCAAATTCAAAAGTAGGTTTATTTTTGGATATGATAGATTTAGATAAATTAATATCTAACCCTAACCATTCCATAACCTGCAAATAAGTATTTGCTAACTCTTCATCGAAGATAACAATGTCATCTCCAAGAATCTCGTATCTTTCTTCTCAATCTCATGAATCTGTTACCAGATATGAGCATAGCTGCATAATTCAGTGATGAGTTATGGCTAGCCCTGCTCATGAAGAAAGACAACCCATAGGTTGTCCTACCGAGTAACGATAATCAATATCCTCGATATCATAATTCTCAATAATATTGAGAGGGAATCGGAAATTCCGATCCACCATGACATTTTGTCATGATTGTGATAATCCAGGAATCCTAAATAAGGATTCGATTATGTTACCCGTTAAGGATACGGGAAGACGATCAGTAGCGGCGGACAGGTCAAAGCTAAAAGCTTTACCTGCCACACTCGCTTTCTCTGAGCATCTAGTTACAGATGCATCCTGATCGAATGTACCATCATTAGGAATATGCCGCAGGACTTTAAAAAGTCCAAGGTGAATAGGTTTCATCACTGATTGAGTGATGGAATCCACAAGAGCAAAAACTCTTACTTTACCTGCAGCCTCTTCCTTGATAGCAAATTGGCCAAAAGGATTCCGCATGGAACACTTAGTCTGGATAGAAGACATACGTTTTACTATCTCTGCTCCGTCATTAAGACGTTGCAGAAAAGACTGAGTATTCCACACGGATCCAACTACTTCCAGATGCTTAAGTATATTTGAAAATACAAAAGCACCATCTGGATGAGCTAACAGATAGTAAATATCTGATAAGATCCCAGTAGATGAATTAACATTACTAGGACTAGCTTTTCCAGACATATGGAAAGTAGTGGGAGCCAGATTGTGATCTTGACAAATCTTTTGAATACTTGCTTGTCATTTAGTATTTAAACTAATTTCTAAGCATTTATTCAGATACTCTACTGATCCTTTATAAGGAGCAGTTATAGTTTCTAACTTAATCTTTCCAGGGATTTTTAATACCCGGTAGATTGAGAAAAGAGAATGTCAATATCTGATGATATGTTTGTTTCCCGAACGCATTAGTTTTCGGTCATGCCTGTTTATAATTGCAGGACAACCGTTAATAACACGTGGGAGGGGAAGACCCGGTTCAATCTCTCTAAGAGATTTAACAGTGTCATCCCCCAGTCACTTCTGTAGACAAACCGTGCAGGCTTTTAGTCATTTGACTGTAAAGACTGCACCATGATTTCTTATCATTTTGGAAACAAATTGAAGGAAATTGTTTGTCATAACTAGTCTATCCCGGATACGGATTGCTTTAAAATCATCAAACACGATAAAATAAATTTTTCGTAGATGATTAAGCAACCTTGGAAAACACTTCTTATCGAAGTTCTTTCCAACTGGTAGTATAGAGTCTCTTATTATCTGTTTAAGCTTGAAATTTAAAATAAATTTTATGGCTTTCATAGTTAATAATATAGAATGCGCCCTTGTTCACTCGAGTAATTAACTCGTGAGTCCTAGGGTCTTCTTTTAAAGTGAAAGATCCCGGTCGCGAAACAGATTCTGTTCCTCGCCGGTCCGCACTATTGAGAATCTCTACTTGGTTATTCCTTTCGGGACCTAACTATAGGTTCCAGGTATAAACAAAGTAGCCCATGGATAAGCAATGAAATCTTACCCGAAGAGCTGGACTTTTCAGGAATAATCC